CCAAGGGTGGCAGCCTGAGTGCCGAGCAGAAAGACTGGATTGCCTATCTTGAAAGTGTGAGATTCTGTTGTATAGTGGGAAAAGGTGCTGATGATGCCAAGGGCAAACTTCAGGCCTTTTTCAATGAACAGAAGGAAAAACTATGACCGCAAAAATCAAAGATCGCTACATGACGATCAGGCTGCCTGCCGACATTGAGATCGAGCTGCGCAAGATGGCCGAGCGAAACACACGCACTCTGGCCGCGCAGATTCTGCACTGCGTCAAGATGGAATTGGAGCGCCAGCAAGCACAGGAGACCAAAGCATGAAAAAGCAGATTCACATCAGCATCGACACGCTGATGCACAAGTGGCCAGTGTTTGGCATTGGCTTTTCTGGTGGCGAGTTCTTTGTCTCTCTGTGGCTGGTGGATGTTCGTATTTGGAGAGGTTACTGATGTTCAAGATTCCTGAAAAATATCGTGTGCGCGAAGGCAAGATGGCCAGCGATGAGTCTTTTGGCAACAATGGCATGTTCATTGTGTCTTTGAAGCACCAACAGAAGTTGCTTGTGTTGGCCAGCGATGGTGGAGGCTGGGAGCATGTTAGCGTCTCTCGACGCGACCGTTGTCCAACTTGGGACGAGATGTGCCAAGTCAAAGAGATGTTTTGGGACGATGAGGACTGCGTCATTCAGTACCATCCACCAAAGAGCGAGTGGGTCAACAACCACCCGAACTGCCTGCACTTGTGGAGACGGATTGGTATGGAGATTCCACGGCCTCATCCGATTCTTGTTGGTTTCAAGGATGCTGGAGTGCTTGCATGAAAAAACGCAAGCCACGGCCAAGGCCAATGCACTACACCATCCTCGATGAGATGATGGCCAGTCCGACCGAGCCATTGCCTAAGAAGTTTCGCACGCACCAGCTCACCATGATGTACCAAGGCTTGCATGCAATGGAGACCGCGCCAGCGCCCACCACGGACGACTGGCGTGTTGTTTCCGATGCGATCAATCTCATGGAGACGCTAGTGGTCGAGATGAAGGTCTGCGAGGACTCCAGTGGCTTGCTAATGGATGCCATCACCGCTTTGGCGCTCGCTGGCAAGCGAAACAGGGCTGGTGGCACCATTCGTATGGATGGGGCTGGAATTCAGGCTGTACGCTCGATTCTGAGCGACTATGCCGAGCTTCTGAACGTGTTGCCTGCTCGCACCATGTATCGATGCCACCGCCTGACCGAAAAACGACTGCATGATCTGCTCGATGGCAAGCGCAGGCCGCATGATGTGGAGATAACCTCAATGTAAGGGTTTGTCCCTAGTTGCATTGATTGTGGGACTTCGTGCTATACTGTGGGCACATTAACCAACCAGCAAGGAGCTGATCGTGAAAAACTCAAACTTTCAAACACCACGTAATTTTGCAGACTGCACATGGGTGCAGGGCTATGGCCGCGAGGAGCCACTCTGGGAGCGCGTGGCAGGCTATGTGCTGGCCTTCGCCATTGGCGTTGGCTTGGCTGTCACTTTGGTGGCTTGGTGGTCATCGTGAACTGTTGCGACGAGTACGGCAATTGCAGACAGGGCCGTGACTGCCCTGTGCGCATTTCTTGTGATTCTCAGCCTTCAACATCTAAGCGCCTTCTCAGGCGCTTTTCTTATTGGCTGTTGATTGCCATTCTTGGCCTGCTATGGATGGCCTTCTTGGTGGCTGTCGTAGCCACTTATGCGTAAGGTCTGGTGCCAGCTTTGTCGATGATCAGCGCCTGTTTGCGTGGGCTAGTGTCTTCGCTATTTGAAATGCTAATGTGGGTCCAGCGATCAAACTCGCGGATGATCTGGTCGTAGCCAATGCCGCTGTCCACGATCTTGCGCACCACCTCGTCTGGTGTCATGCCTGGCACTCGAAAGTCACAAGCGCAGCCAGTGCGATGCTGGCTGGAGTCTTTGCTTCCAACCGCATCATTGACGAGCTTTGTGCGCAGGCCTGAGCTGATCATGATTGGCTTGCCACCCAGCACCACCTTCACCTGCTCCAGAAAGTCTGCTAGGCGCGTCAGGTTGGCCAGCTCGGTGTCATTGGGGCTGTTGTCCCAGCCGTTGCGTTCTGCGGTCTCTGAGGCCGTCAGTTCTTCGAGTGTGAAGTGAGGTGTTAGGTTCATTTTTTGCTCCGCATGTCTGCAAGTTTCTCAACGGTGCGGCCACCAAAGTAAGCCAAGAAAATAATCTGTCCCCACTGGCCAAGCAACTGAACGTAGGATTCCTGAGCGTTGTATCCAAAGGCTGACATGGCCGTGAAAATAAAGTAGGCCAAGAAGATGGCTATTAGGGCCATAGGACGAATATTTTTAGACAGCCAAGAGTCTGACCCCATGTCTGCTGTCCAGCGGTCTGTGGTGTTCTGCTGCTCCACCTCAAACAACTTGGTGTCGTTGGCCATCTTTGCCAGCTCACCGTCCTGCGCCAGCTTTGTCAGCTCCAGTTGCGCTTTGGCCTTGGCTTCTGGGTCTGGGATTAGCTTGTCGATGAGCTTGCCGCCCACGTTCAGAATTGCGTCGAGTCCAATCATTGTTTGCTCCTTGAAAGCATGGTTGCTGCAATTTCCATCATGGTTCTTGTCACCTGAATGTCGGTTGGTTCATTATCCCAGCCAACAGTAATTTGGCCAACAAACCTGTTCGGGTCAGGTGGGATGCTGATTCGGCAAGTGTATGTGACACCTTTGGCGATGTACCACAGGCCCATCTCAGATTGCGCTGATCGGTATTCACCGCAAGGAATCTCGCTGGCCATCAGCCTGACAACATCAGCGTTGTTGGCTGCGTTCTGAGTAAACAGGCCAACATCAAGCCCATCGTTGGTTTTGTCTCGGCCTTCTTTGGTGTAAGCGCGATGCAGCACTCTGGTGCCAAACATGGGGTTTACTTTGAACACGGCCACAACGGTGGCATTGGTGGTTTTGAACAGATGGGCAGCAGCGTCCTCCACTCTGTCCTCAACAATGCTTGGCATCTTCTTGGACTCTTTGTATGCGCCCATCAGCAGTTCTTGGTTCTGCCAGACAAAGTATCCTGCAAACGCAAACACCGCCATGAGTATCAGCGCAAACAGTTTGAATGGGCTATCCACATAGGACAGCACCTTGCTTAATATGTCTGCTGGCTTTTCGTCGCTCATAGTCCAATCATCCCAAGTAGTTTGTTCACAATTTTGTCGGCAAGCTCGTCTGGCAAAAATTTGAGCAGGCCCAAAACGTACCAGGCAATGCACATGCGCACGAAGATTTTGAGAAAGAGGTCAAATTGCTTTTGGTATTCATTCATCGACCACAGCGCGTTTTAGCGCATAAATCTTGAATTTCAGCGATGCCCCAACCAACTGCACCCAAGAGCATAACGATCACCACAATGCCAATGGCCCATGCCATCTGCTCGGCTTCATCTTCTTTGCGTTTCTTTTCTTCGGCCTTGGCTTGCCGCGCCAGATGCGCGTCTTCAATGTCCATTTGCTGCTGGCGCTCTTTGATCTTTTGCCATACGTCAGCGCGGCCAGTGGCTTGGAACAACATCATTAACTCGGCCTCGAAGCGCTTGGCCTCATCGAGCGCCATTTCAATTTGTAAGGCTGTGCCAAGGTTTGATTTGTTGCCAGAGCGTTTGGCCTCCACCATTGCTTTGGTGGCCACGCTCTTGGCATCAAACATCTTGGCAATAGATGGTGCTAAACCAGCCAGATCATTTGCGACCTTGCTGGCCTTCTTGACTACGCTGATTGCACTTTGTAGTCCTGCTAGGGCTGTAATTGGGTCGATCATTTTCGCTCTACCTTTTTCCACTCAAGGCATACTACTTTGCGATTAAAAACATCACCGGTCCATGCCCATCGGACGCATCTATATTCAGTTGATGAGGCTTGCGATTGCATTAAAGCAATCGCAAGTCCATATTTCAATGCTTCCAATAATTCAGCAGATAACCAACCACGGCAGACACGCCTGAGACCACGGTCATGCCAAACCAAAGGCCTCCACGACCTTTGTTGGCCAGCGCCACCAGTTCTTCAAGCTGGCGCTCGACCTTGTCCATTTTTTTGTCCATGTCCTGAACTTTTTGCCAGAGCACGCCATATTTGACAAGGTCGATCTCGTTTCCTTCTGCTGCCATAACGTCAGTCTCCACGATTACAGGCCTTGGCCTGGTGTAACGTAGACGGTCGCAGCGCTGCTGGACAAGCCACTGAAGAAAGTGTCAATGTTGAAGCGAAGGATTTCAACAGCACCAGGCACCAGTACGATAGCGTCTGAAGGCGTGCCAGCGACTGGTGCAACCGCAGCGGCCTGAGCCAGTGCAGCTGTGGGGCCAGTGCCCAAAAACACGGTGGTTGTGCCATTGTTGATGAAACGATACTGGCCTGCGTTCTGAGGATTGAACTTCTCGTAAACAGGAGCCTGCACGCCTGCGGGTGCTGTACCAGCTGCTGCTACCACAATGGTCTTGCCAAGTGGGGCAAATGCGATTTGTGAATTAGAGGCCATAATTAATTTCCTTTAAATTTAAATTGTCACCAAAAGCAGAACTGTCGCTATCAGTTCCTGTAACTGTCAAATCAACCTTGGCAACTAAATTGTCTTCAGTTACTTGTATTTTATTAACCGCCCATTTGTATTCCATGATTTATCCTTTTAACAATCAACAGCATTAGTAAATTCGTCTAGAGTTTTTAAATGCATATAAGCTTGGGCAATAAAATTACCGCTATCCATACTGGGGGTAAAACTGAATTTTTTAGTAAAAAGTCGTGTTTCAGAATCAAAGTATCCAACTTCAGCAGAAACAACATTTTTGTCTCCGATAACAGAAATAACTTTAATGTACGCATTTGCAAATGTACGGTCAAAATCTTTAACAACGCACAAAACGCCGCCTACGTTAACTGTTGCATCGCCATGTAAAACTACTGATTTTCGTAAAGCCATTTTAATCTCCTTGTTAATTTACGCTTCGTGCCATTTCATACCAAATTCCATTTCGACTAATAAGAGTTAACGTATCGTCAGCGGTCATATTGAAATTTGTTGCGCCAGCCAATTTAATGTTGGCGTTGTTTGTAATTGTTACGGAGTGCAATGACAAAATTTTCAGCACTTGGCTAGAATAACCATTTGTAAAATTTGTAATTGAAGTTGTCCCGCCAGTTACCATTGGCAAGTCTTCTTGGACAGTAGGTGTTCCGTCATTTACCAATGTCGCAAAAGTTTTTGGGTGATAAGTAATTGGCCAACCTTCTTGTTGGTAGTTGTTTACCGACCAAGCAGTAACAGTTGCGTTAGATGATGTAACAGGATCAATTGCGCCATAAGCAGCAACTCTGTAAAACAAATTATTAGAAAGTTGAATTGCAGCGCAAGTAGCAGTTACACCATCACCAAAAAACTTAATGTTGTTTGCGCCTGGTGCGTTACCAGTTTCAAATCGATTATTGTCAATACGAACATTGTTGCATTGCCCAAAAACAATGTTTTGGTATGTATTATTTCCTTTAAAACTATTGCCGCTAATGTTTGCGTTAACAACTTGACCATAAGCCAAGTCAGTTCGCCCGACAGTCAATGACGGGAAATTATTACTAAACTGATTATTTGTAATTGACAGCACATTCATGCCATAAACTACAGAACCACCATTAGCTGAAAAATAGTTATTGTCCACAAAAATATTGGCTGGGACACTACTTAAAAGAGTTGAAGCCCCACCAGAAGCTGTGTAATACAACTTCATATCGTTTGTACAGTCTGAATCAACAGTGTTGCCAGAAATGTAAATTGGGCCCGGCGGCACAGTCCAATCATCCACGTTTGCCAACTGAACACTGATTGCCGCAGCATCTGAATTAGAAAAACGATTGTTTAAAATGTGAATGTTGTTGATCCATTGATCGTAAGGAAATGCACCATCACTGTTTGGCTCAAAATCAATGTTGCCAGGCATATCTGATCTGGTGCAATTTACAAAAACATTGTTTTGAATTGTGACGTTTGTGCCGTCGGTGCAAGTAATTGCTTGGCGGTTGTCTTTGTTTACACCGTCAAAATAGCAGTTTTGGATTGTGATGTCTAACTGGTGGCGCTCAACTGAACCCAAGGCTTCGCCAATTGAAATAGCATCGCCTCTCCAACCTCGAAACTTTATGTTGTCAATCATTACATTAGACACACAACCCAATGTCAAAATATATTCAAATTGTGAAAATACTGGCGTGTCGTCACCAACCAATTCCATGTCTCGAAATATGATGTTTTTAATGTTGTCGTCTGGGTCTGGTGTGCCATCAGTTGAAAGATAGCCATACCCAAACAAATAATAAGCTGCGTTTTGTTTGATAATGGTTTTGCCTGGGCCATCACCAAAAATTTCAATGTTACCTCTTAAGCGAATAGCGGGGCGTTGGTATGTGACTGTGCCAGTGTATTCCCATGTTCCCGCTGGAACATAAATTTTTGAAGCGCCAGAATCAATTGCCGCTTGAATTGCCGCTGTACCAGTGCCAAAATCCGCTGCATTAGCGGGGGCACTATCAATCATCGAATAAGTTACTTTTGTCAGAGACATTAGTTTTTCTCCAATTCTTCAATTCTGGCTGTAAGTTCTTTAATTGCGTTTACAAATAAAGAAACCATATTGCCGTAATTTAAAGCATCTGGAGTTCCATCTTGAGCATATTGAACAAATTGTGTTAAGCCAGCCTCATGCACTTCTTCAGCAATTAAACCACCGTAAACTTTTTCACCATCAACTTCATTTTTGCCTTTGTAAGTAACAGCTCGAAGTTTTAAAACATCAGCAAGGCCATGTGTTGAGTCTTGAACGTCACGCTTGTATTTTAATGATGAGGTTGCGCGAAGCAAAGTTCCATCAGTATTGATAAAGCAGTTTGCAGACTCGGCAACCGTGTTGTTGTACGGAGAAACCGCCGCCGAGCCAGTTCTAAATGCACCATCACTACGAATAAAAAACAACTCTGTGCCAGCGCTGTTAGCTATGCTAATAGCCGCAGTAGCAGCAGAAGTTCCAGCAGATTTAATGCGTAAACGTTCAGCGCCAGCAGTCACCGCAGTATCGCCCACTAAAAAATTTGCACTTGTATCTATTAGGACTTGTGTTGTGCTTCCATTAACACCGAAACCAAGTGGAATTGAACTACCAGTAGTCAACCCTTTGCCAGATGTGCCGATGCTTAAATTGCCAGTAGACAAAGTAACATCACCCACCAAGGTCGGGGCTGTTGCCAGCACGTTGTTGCCAGTACCTGTATTGGCGACACTCACCACTTCCTTGCTTGCGTTCAGAGCCAGCGCAGTGGATGCCGTCAAGCCAGACAGGGTGCTTGTGCCTGACACAGAAAGATTTACGCCATTCAAATCAGCGCCACCTTCTACACGTTGCCAGACGCTTCCATTGAATGCAACCCAGTCGCCAACACCCCAGTTGCTGATGCCGTTCAGGTTGGTCGAGCCAGCAGTGCCGACAACGTAATAGTCACCCTTTGTTCCCACGCTGGAGGCCAGCGCAGGACTGTTTGCATTGGCATCCCATGTGCCTTTGTAATTCAATGCACCGATGGCATTAGTGATAGATGAAACTGTCTTTAACATGCTGCTCTCCTTAGATCAGGAACTCAATTATTGAGGTTAATGGTGGCGCTTCTGAGAATGTGACATTACCATTTGCAAATGTATAAGTATTTTGATTCTGATACACGCCATTAATGAAAATTGCACTTGGCACAGATGAGACCGCAAATATCGTCTGCACACCATTACCAGTGGCATTGGATGCCACAAAACCATCACCAGACAGATTATCGTTCAGCGATGTGTAGACCACGCTGCCTTTATTATCCAGCACTTGGATACTGTAGTCACTAGCCACATAGAAACGCGCAGGCGTGCCGTTGCGTGATGGGTATCCATTAAGTGTACGGATTGGCTGAGGTGCTGCGATGGTGTTGGCAGCATCCCAATAGACGTTGATCGGGTTTGTCTGCGGTGACAGATTGACCGTCCCAATCCAGATGTAACCATTTTCCAACGGCTGACCGTCAGCGCCAGCAAATGCTGGGTACGGTGGTTGAACTTCAATCGTGGACATTTATTGATTCTCCTGGTCGAATTGTCGCTCGGCTTGGGTGGCTGTTTGCAACCACTGAATCCTTGCATCCAATGCTTTTGGCAGTTTAGCTGCGTCAGCAAATTTCTGGAAGGATTGTGACATGGCTGTGCGACGAATACTAGCTGCGCTTGGTGTTCCTTTTGTTGCAGCTTCGATGGCAAGTTTTTGAAAGTTCTCATCAGCGAACAGTTTTCCTGCTGCTTTGAGTGCGTCCTTGTTGCCCTGTGTCATGGCACTGGTCACGACCGAAGTCGCTGCGGCTGCGATTGGGCCACCCATTGCGGCTGCGCCAGTCACCACGCCTTTGGCCAGCGTGCTCTCCATAACCTTACCAATTAGACCTTCTGCCTGCATGCCTTGCAGCAATGCTTGGTTTGCCTTGCCGGTGGTCAATACATTGGCTCTGGCCTCAGTGACGCGCTTGGAGACCTCGAACAGATCGCGCAGTACGTCTGCCGAGTCTTTGCCAAGCGTGTCAACAATGGTTTTGTAGACTGGTGGGTTGGCACGTAGTTTGGGATAGATGTCGGCAAACTCGGAGAATCCGAATCCACCCTTCTCAGCACCTCTGGCTGAGCGCGTGACGGATGCCAGAGCT